GCTTTTTTCATTCGCTTTTTCATTGTTTTCATTTCTATTGCTGCTAATGCTTTAGCATCTTTTATAGCCTTTGCTGTTTCTATTCGTTTAGTTTTACCGCTAAATACTCTACCAAAACCCTTACCTACTTTCTTAAAAAGATTATCAGTTTCTGCTAAGTCTCCCTTAAAGAGCCTAACAGTTCCACCCATAAATCTAAGAACAGTTGAAAATTTATTTGCTATTCTAAACATTCCGGGCGGTAAAAACCCATACATGATTTTTCTAGCAATAGTGGCTTCTACTCCAAGGATTTTAACTTGTTCATTAGCAGAAGATAAGGCTAAATCTAAATACTCAAACATATTTCCGCCTTGTTCAGCGGCAGTATATAACTTATAAGTGTTATAACTTAGTAACTCAAATTGTTTGTTTTGTTGATTTAGTAATGGTATAGATTTATTTAAGGCTTTTCCTCTTCTAGCATACTGTTCAGTTAATTCTTGACCAATTTTAATTGAGTCTTTTTTAGTCTTGTTACTAGAAGCAGTTACCTTTTCTGCTTTAAGCATCATATTTGCTAATTTTTCTACTAGCCCTGTAAGGTCTTTTATATCCTTAGCATTAGTAGTAGCAGACATTCTATCACTTCACCTTTTGGGCTTTTTGTAGTTCTTCAGCCTCTAATTGTTTAATACCCTTATGTATAGCCAACATATCTTTAATTAAAGAAGCGGGCATAGCATAAACTTCTAAAGGACTTATCCCGAAAGTTGTTGCTATAAGATATACGACTAATTGAGATGCAATCTTTGGAGAGGTTTCACCTCCCTTAAGTGCTCTCATTATTGCTCGTTTTTTTCGTCATCCTCCGAAACACTATCTAAAGGATTTGGGAGGATGTCTTTAAGTTGATTACCCACATATGGGGTTAATCTGAGAATATCAATAACTGACAAATTAGGTTCAGTCTTTACAATAAAGTTCTCAACCATATACTTAAACATAGCATTTAAGTCAATGTCCATTGTTTGCTTCTTAGCATCAATGTTCATAAGACTATTCATGGCTTTATCCACTTCTAGCCATGACGGGTCTTTAACCCATACTTTTAAAAACTCTTCTTTTTCGGGTGCTACCTTAATATAGTGTAGCGTAGGCTCAGTAAGTGCAAATAATACACTCTTATCAGTTATAATTTTTTTATCGCTTAACATGTTATCCACCTTTTTTTTTACCAACAAACATACAAACGGTGTTGGTGGAATGTAACTATTCTAATTTAGATTTTTTAGGAGTCTCCTTAACGGCTTCTTTTTCAGAAGTTACTTTTTTTGGAATTTTTTTCTTTGGTTTAGTGGTCGCTTCTACTGATAGCATTTTAAGTCTTTCAGCATAAGTATATCCTTGACCCAAAATAATCACCCCTGTAATATCCAATGTGTTTCTACTGAACAACTTGTCAAACTTCTAGGTTTAATAACTCCTTCAAGAGTAATTGGGCCTTTATCTTCAGGAATGGTAATAGTGGCAGTATTTAACAAATAGTCTTGAAGATTAAGAGTCATTGATTCAGCACCTTTAGTAAAAGTTAAGGTCAATAGATTAGATGAACCATTAGTTGCATATTCTTCATCAGTGGTTAAAGCAGTATATAGAGCATCATCAGTAATCATTCCTGTAAATTGCACTTCATAATCTCTTTGGGCTGGTATTGCCTCTTTAATAGACCTATTACCTGCACCTAAGTATCTCTTATCTTGTAAGTTATTATTAATAGTTAATGTCATATTAGTTATCTTTAGGAATGTTTGTCCAAATGCACTAAGGCTTCCTCCAGAATAGAAGAAGGGGTCAGAAAAAGCATCTAAACTAGTGTTATAATTAAATAAAGCAGTATTATCAGTAACGCCTCTTCTTGCTTCATATGTTTCTCCACGAATATTATTAATGGTTCTAGTATTTAGATTCATTGCCATTTTAACTTCTTCGTTTTCATTAGCACTTAAGGATATATCATTTACTCTATTCCCTCTAGCAATTCTAACAAAGGTATTATCTTCGGCAGCAGAATCTCCATCAGTAGTTAATTCAAGAGGGTTCTTGGTTAATGTTTGTTCTAAAGCAAAAGAAGGTAAGTCACTTCCATTTGCTTCTGTAAAGCCATAAGTAATCAATGTGCTAGTAGTGGTTGGTAATGTTAATGTTCTAATGTTAGCCTTTGCTGCAAAATCAACAGGTAGTAGCGGAGGAGTAATTAGTCTATCACTTGTCAATGACCTATAAAAGAATGGGCCTTGTGTTAAATGAGCAGTAGTATTAAAGTAGACTTCATTCTCCCCTAATCCAGTATAATAATTAGAAGGGTCAGTTGGGTCTGCTTCTGCATCAGGAGTAAGAGTAGAACAATTACCTAATACATAATACATCCAAGCAAAATGATTAGCAATTACATTGATAGTTCCTCCCGAAGAAGTTTCAATTCCTTTATATTGGTGAGTCCAATTCCTTGAACCTCCGAGAGAAGTATTAAGTTGTTTAGCCTCTACTTCCATGTTTGGGAAAGTGGCTGATTCAACTAAACCTAGCCAATTATCTGAATTAAGTGCTGCAACAGTAGAAGCGGCTCTAGGGGCAGGACATGGTGCGCCATAACTTCTTAGAATATAATAGCCACCAGTTACTACTGCGCCTATTGCGGGTGTAAAATTAATATCATTATCAGTATTGCTTGTTACAGTATGAGAAGATTGTAAAACAACAGGAGAACCTGCATAAAAATCTAAGGTGCAACCGATGTATAAATCAGTAACTAATCTCATAGCCACTAGTCCGGTAGTATCGAGAGCAACAGTAGTATGGCCGTTTGCGGGTGCAGACTCGGCTTCAACATAAAAATCTAATTCTGGTATGAATGTTAAACTTGCGCCGCTTCCTAAAAATATATTACTGTTTACCATGTTATCTCTCTCCTTTCCTTTTACAAACTTACTAAGGGAGTGTTAATGCGTATCTTTTTGCTTCTAATGTGACTTTATATCCGAATAATCTCTTGGCTCGGTCATTACTTTCACTTCTAGCACCTACAAACAATTGATTAAAATTAGAACCATCACTTGCAGTATAACCCCGCCTATTACTCTCAAGCACCCTACGCAGTATCAAGTATATAGCCCTTAGCCTATCCTTGCCGTGTGTCGCATCCGCCCCGCCTCTCTCATCATGGAGGACTCTAAGGTGAAGAGTAAAAGTGTATATTTCGTTTCTTACATCATAATGAATGGTTGGGTAGTCCATTGATTGAGAATCTTCAAATACTACAATAGTTGCAGGAGTCCTGCTCAAATCTACCCTTGTTCCTTTATTAGCAGTAACTGTTCTTATATCAATAATATCAGGAGTAATTGCATCTCCTGAAGCAATTGTTCCTGCCGACACTAAGGCTTGAGCCGCTTGACTCCATGTAGTGCCTAAAGAAGCATTAGTGTTAGTTAAAATATCTATGAGTAAAGAGACTTCATCCATGCTTCCACCTCCTTATTTATTTCAGTATCAATGTGTTCTTGGTATGCTTCTTGTGCAAACTTTAATACTTCATCATCTGAAAAAGATATGTCTATTCCTAAACTCAAAGACAGTGCATCCATAGCCAACTTTCTTTCTTTTTGAATTGATATTAATTCATCCAGTAAACGAAAGTCAATCTTAATTGCCATATTTACACCTAATCTAAAAAGTATACTAAGTCGGCTTTACCTTTTAGTATCTCTAATCCTTCTTTACGAAGTATGTCATACTTTTCTTTAGTAGAAATATTAGCACCTGTTTCTGTAATAAGAACGCTTTGGTCGTCACTTCTTAGAATTTCAGCCGCCACTAATTTAGTTGTTGCTTCGTGAATTGAAGAAGGAACTCTACCATCACCGGCAATATAAGATACAATAACTGAATTGTTTGTATGGTAGGGATAGTTTCTCAAAAAGAATACTCTTCCTTCTTCTCCAATAGTCCAATAAGAACCTAGTCTTCTCATATCTTCTTTATCTGTAAAGTCAGTTAAATCACATACCGTAGGTATCAAACCACTAGTAGAAAAAGTTATATCGTTTGTTGCACCTGTTGTTCCAGCCGCACTCATAACAATACGAGTTGCGTCAGTAATAGAAATAATAGTTACACTACTTGCTATACCTGTTCCTGTAATATCCATACCTACGGCTAATTTACTTGAATCAGCGACAGTAAGAGTAGTATCTGCGTTTATTGTTGTGCATGACTGTTTTATTGTTGCTTTTAGCACACAATCTGCCCCGTCATCACCGGAAAGTAGGGATGAGAAGAGAACCTGCTTGCCATTATCCTTATCCTTAGCGGCATAGAAAAAGTCAGAAACAGATAAACTGGAACTAGTAAGGCTCTTTGGTGAAGTTGCGCCTGTAAATTGTGAAGTAGAAGAAGGCATCTGTTCATTCACTAATGAAACTATTTCAGAATTAGTTGTTTTAATACCAAAGGTATTACAAAACTCATTGGCAGTTAAACCACTAAGAGTGTTCTCGGATAACATTTCAAAGGAAACTCCACTGTTAGGTAATTGTAAAATGATTGAATTTAAATCTCTAAAGTTATCCAATAGTTGTATCTTGGCTTGAGCCGAAGCCAATTCAATATACTGGCTTCCTTGCCAAACCTGTAAAGAAACTAATTTACGAACTTTCATCTGGGCTAGTTGAACAAATCCAACATAGCCACCATAGTAAACTTGATGGGGCATTTTAGTGAATTCAAAATTATGGTATTCATCTTTAGTAATAATTGGTCTAAAAGACCTCTTTACTTTTTCATCAACGATGCCTTCTACTCTTTTAATAATTGCACCTACTTGTTTATTAGTAGGATAAGTAGAACCTGTGAAAGCCGGAACTTGTAATAAATCAGCAACTGCTATAAGGTCAGTATAAAAACCATATCCTGTTTTATAGTTTTGAGCAACTGCTGAATTAGAATGATATGAATTATCATAGTCACTTGGGGATGCTGTAATGCCCATTTAATTCACTCCGCTTTTATTTTAATTGCTTTAACAATAGCCCGAATAACTTTTTTACCTTTGTTAATATGAGCGTTCATTGGTCGGTTACTCCCGACCCTGTAAGGGTTCATGTTAAACTTGCCATGAAACTTAAATATAATATCAACATCTACTACTGCATCTTTAAACATTTTTTCTATGTTATCTGCACCTATTGACGAAACACTTAATACATCTTTTTGAAACTCCTCCATATCTTTATAACTAATTGTGCCTTCTGGTTTATCTGTTTCTTCATGTAGTTTAACAGGGTCAAACACTCTTAGGTCACTTACATAGTTATCTTTTTCTTCCTGTTTTAATTCTTTCCATGCTTTTTCAGAAATAGTTTCTCCAGTATTTTTGTTTTTAAATGCCTTACTGCTTAATTCTTCTATTTCTTGTTCAGTCAATAATTTATCAACTGGTTTATACTTGGCTTTTTCACTGGCATCTAGTCTATCATAATCCTCATCTGATAATATTGCCTTAGTTTCCTTATTTATATGTATTGTTTTTGAGAATCTTACATCACTTGTTTTCTTCTTGTTTGTAGCAGTAGCAACTTCACCAAAAGTAGCCCGTGTTGTTGATTTAAACTTTATATTGGCTTCTAATTTCATAGTAACGACAGTTAAAGGGTCATCTAATTTATCCTTTACTGCTCTTAAAAATACAAGTTTACTTCTACCGATAAATCCTGCGGGCGTTCCCTTGCCTTCTGCGGGCCATATAACATCAATGTTATTTGCTTCTGCATTGGCTAACTCCATTGAAAAATATTTGCTTGTCTTACCTTCTTTTATCGCATAAACCTTTTTACTATTAGAAGCAGTTCCTATTGGTTTTTTACTTTCAAAAATACCCATAATAAAACCTCTAGGCCATGTAGCCGGATTTAACATTTCAAATTTACCACCCATAATTTTAGTGGTTTTACCTTCGGTAAACACTCTTTTATTTTCTTCTTTTGTTAAAGTGTATTCAGTAACAAAATCACCTGCGAATCCTTTCTCCATAGTTCGTATAACACTAGGAGGAACTGCAAAAGAATAGTTAATTGTCTGGATGTCTAATTTGGATTTACCACCTGATTTAACAAATTTAGGAGACTGTCCTGTTAGTTCTGTAATATGCTCTAATTTTGCATTTTGCATATCGCCATCATCATAATTCCAAATCTTACTTTCTATCATGGCATCCATAGCAGAAGTCTCTTTACTATGAGTTATATTATACATTCTTGAGGGTATTCCGTCTTCCATTTTTTCCCTTAAAATAACATCATATGCTACATCTGCATCACCTTTGAGTTCAAGAAACTCTTCAATATCAAATGCAGGTAATTCATCAAAATTTTTGCCAAACTCTTCAGTCGCACCACCCGCACCCAATAGGCGGTTTTTTACATCAGCATCGAGAAGGTCTTTCAAAGTTTTATCTTGTAAGAATTTAATATTAGATTCATTATCAACTGAACCAGCACCCTTTACTCTAACCTTAATAAACCTATTATAAGCCTCTGTGTCTTTTTTAAGAAATTTTTCCAAAGGAGTAGTTAATACAGTATCTAATATTTTTTTAATTTCTATCCAAAATTCGTTCACTTTACCTTCTTCTACGGTTTGTGCTGTTTGTTTTAACAATGAAACAAAGGTTCTGTTGGAGTTATCATAAATGGAATCTTCCATTAAAGACTGAAAGAAAGTTGCAGACTCCGGCAAACTTTGAGGGCTATTTCCATAGGTAAACTTTACAGACATAAGTTTCACCTCACATTAACCATTTAGCCCAAGCCGCACCCTTTTGAATGGCTGAACCTAGATGTAAACCGCTTTGTGGAGGTTCATAACTCATTTGACCTTGAGCATCAATCCAGTAAGGTCGGCCATATCCGTCATTTCCACTTGGAGGAATAGGATAACCACTACCATTATTCAAAGCCTGTTGGCCCTGTTGGTATTGTTGTTGATTACCCATAACCCCTGCCATAGCCATACCTGCACTTGGGGCTACCGGATTCATACCTGCGCCCGAACCGCCACCAAAGCCTTGAGATTCAAGGTATTGTTGTTTCGCAAGTTTCCTTTGATTTACTACTTCTGTATTGATTGCTGATTGTAATACTTTTTGAATATCTAATTCAATGTTTTCTTGTGTAATTCTTTCATACTCACGCATAGCGTCAGGATTTACAGATATAACATTTCCATTTTGACTGAATGCTAACTTAGCAAGCATTTGGCTTACTACTCTTTCAACTACATCTTCCATCATTTTCTCAAATGTAGTTAAGAATTGTTCACCATGATATTGAAAAAACTCTTCTACATGATTGTCCTGCAAAGAAAGTAAGTTATTTACATTCTTAAATTGCTGGTCGCTTTGTGCATTTACCGCACCCATTACTGTTCCGTTGCTTGTTCCAAATACTCCCATAATCATATCTCCTTTTCTGTTTCTTCTTTAGTTAGAGTTAAATCATTCGTTGCCTTAACTCCGTTTTTTAACATCAAGAGAGTGAGTCTTTCAGTCATTATATTGATTTCAGTTATCAATCGGATAACCTCTTCGGTGGCTGTCCTGTTATCTCCTAATGCGGGTGGCCTTATAAACCAACCTGCTTCCGTCAAGGCGACAACATCGTTCTTAGTTAAATTGTTAATTGGGCCACTTCTAAGCATTTTAGGCATTTTAGGAACAAAGGCTTTAAATTCTAATCCATGCTTGTCTGCTAGTATTTGTTGTTGAAGCATTTCTAATTGCATATAGAAAGCCGCATGTTTAGGACAATAAGTTCCCATTAAGGGTCTTCCTCTAGTAACATTATCTAAAGGAATTGGAGGTCTTAAATAGTCTCCTTGTTCCCAAAGATGATGGAATCCACAAACAACACATCTATCTTTCAAATTAAATTTCTTTCCGTATTTAATTCCTAGGAATTTTTTAGGTTCACTTCTCAATACTAAAGTTAATTCTTTCAGTTGTTTCTTAGGTTTAATTGTAATAAACTTATATTCAGTAACTGTTCCAGTAGCCCTTGCTTGCTTTAATGGAGATAAAGCAGGGTTAAAGTTCTGTCCAGTCGTTTGGCCTAGTAGTTGGTTATTATACATATTCATTCGTCAGTAGTCTTTTATCATTGTAGTGATTCCTTTATACACCATTTCGGGGTCGGATTTTGCAGAAACAATATATTTAAAACAGGGTATTCCTTTATCATTTAATTGTCTCATTCCGTATTTAAAGGGTTCATAAATTTCATGTTTATCTATTGTTTGTCCTTCTTCTAATGGGTATTTGTCTCCCCATATATCATATTTGTTAGCCCATATTCCTATTGCTATTGGAAAATCGGAATCTTTTTTCTTTTTACCTGTGGGCCACCTATCAGCAACTACTGAATCTACTAAAAATTTCCATGCTAATTGATGGTCTAAGTTACCTTTGCTTTCTAAATGTCTATGGTCTATCATAAAAATAATGTATTTAACTCTACGAGTTTGCATATCTTTAGCCCATTCTTTCCAGTATATTGCTTCTCCACCAATATCTGCACTTTTAATAGTGTGAGAATCACCATCTATTTTAACATTTTTTCTAGAGGCTCTATGTCTCCCTACGGTTCTTTCATTAACTTGAGGAACTTCTCCTCTTGTTCTTAGTTGATGGCTTAAAGTAGTTTTACCAACCATTGTTGCACCATACACTCCAAAGTTAATAGCGTGAAGTTTTTTATACATGCCAATTACTGCTTCTCCAACAAGAATAGCAAATCCAGTCATAATAGACATAATCAATGCCCCCAACTGTTCCAAAGTTTATCTACTACCCATCCCATAATGTTAATGTCAAAGACACCCATAATATTACCTATGAGAAAACCAGATAAACAGAAAAAAGAACCCCAAAACCACATTCTCATTTTAACAAAGAATACATCTGCGGAATGCGCTCTTGATTGATTATAAGCGTAATCCGAGTCAGAAAAACCCATTATATCGCCAAGAACCATTTAACCACCTCATTGAAGGGCGGCTAGGAATTCGTTTCCAATAACATTTTCTTCTTCTTGAATTGTTTGGTATTGGAAAGAAGAATATTGTTTAGCATTTTCTCTAAGTTTCTGCTTTTGTTGTTCATCTCTTCCCTTTCTTGCCCAAAACGCTTCAATTTTTCTATCAAGCAACCACATTTCAATTCTATCATTCAAGGCTAAATCAAATAGGGCTTTCATAACCATAATTGAACCTATTGTTCCTAAGCCGAATAAAAAGGAATGTGCTAATGGCCCGTAAGGAAAGTTTAATCCGAAGGCGGAATAAGCCCAAACATTTGTTCCACTCATTACACCGACAAATAAAATTGTCATAACTAATCTAGTATCTTTACTTAATGCTGGCATATTAATCAACCTCAATTATATTCAACTGAAACAGCAGCACCAGTAGAACCACCGGATGTAATCTGTAAAAACAATCCATTAACAGCAAGAACACCATGCATGTCAAATTCCATACATGCTGTTCCAGTTTGTATAGAAGCATCTGCATTAGTTGGTGCTTGAAGAATCATTCTTGCTAATTCTTTACCAGACGCTTCGGTAGCACTATCAAACACTTTAACAGTGGTTGCTGCTGTTCCCGTCAATTGAGAATGAATGCTAACTAATTTACATCGCTCGGCGGAAATAACCGCATCTGCTGTCAATACTCCGCTACTTCTGCAACTCGCCATCTTCATACTCTCCGTTCAATCATGCTACGAGGGTTCTCCCTCTTAACCCTATTGGCTGATTACTCAGACAATTCGGATTTTTTTGCTTTGGGTGCGGCTTTCTTTACCTTTGGTAAAATTGACTTCTTAGGTTCAACTTTAACAACAGGCTTAGGAAGCAATAAATCTAACAAGTCTTTATTAGATTTAACTGCCTTACCTAATTCAATAGAAAGTATTTCAAATTGTTTTTCTTCTACTGCTTCAAGTGCTTCTCTATCCGATTCATCAAAAGAAACCATTAAGTTAGTATCTCCTACTCTCGCAAGGGCTTGCATAACAGTTACATCAATAGAATTACTTCTACTAACTATCTCCCCAAAAAGAGGAACAGACCAAACCGTTGCCCAGTCATGGACTTTAATTGTTGCCAATTAAATCACCTTAAAGATTTCCGTAAACTTCTACGGTAATAAAACCTAAATCACTAGTAGCAGCATTAACTCCGGTAGAGCGAACAACTGCACTTAGTTCCAGTTCAGTAGTAGGACTAGCCATAGTATTAGTTCCAAGAACCCCCACAACAGGAGTAAATTGGTGAAGAAGTGATTCTTGACCAATAACATTCATAGAAACAATTGATTTTAAACCAAACTCAGCCGCAGTAAGTGGCTCATAAGCATGAGAAATCGCAACTTCATCACCTGATGCGTCATTTGAAATTCCACCGCCTTCTGTTGCATCTACTGTAAGAACAGTTGCAGTTACAGCAGTAACCAATTTAATGTTTGGGCCACCGTTTCCAGCGTTAGCAGGATTATCAATTTGAATGTGTCTTCCTACTGTTGGTTGAAAAAGTGTTCCACTCGCTCTAGTAAATGTATTTCCAGAAGCGGCAAATACACCAGTAGCGGTTGCTACTGCTTCTCGATAGGTAGTTATATTCACTCTAGCCCTAACTCGGTATTCGTCACCAACCACTTTAGGCTTAGTAAAACCCTTATGGTCGGCTATTAGTGTAACAGTGTGTGCCATTTAAAACACCTCATTCCCCAATAATCAATAGTGTTCCGGTTGCCGCAGTAGTGGTTAATACCAAAGAAGTTGCTGGAAAAGCCACAGTGGTTACAAACCCGCCAGTAGCGGTTGAATCACCATGTATTACTGCATCAATGCTAGTAATAGAGCCAAACAGACCGGCGGCTAAAGTATCGCCAGCCCCACTTGCCCCGTTTGCATATGTTAAATACACAATCTTTCGGTTTCCTTCTAATTTCATTTCTAGTTTTACGCTACTTGTTAATGCTGCCATATATAATCATCTCCATTTTTTTAAATCTATATCCTCAAAGGAGGTTAGTAATTTTCCCCTGTCCTTTGAAGTAAGAACAACCGACTTCTCCGATTGTTCGATATAGAGCCTTGTTACCGAGTGTTCCAACACCGAATGGGTTTCCATTTGAAATACCGTCTTCAAAGTATTGAGTCGGTTTCATAACAGACAACCAAAGGTGGTCTGTATCAAGGAAAAGCATATCAGCGATACAAGAAGAATTAACACCTGTTGATGGCATAGCCGCAACAGGAATCAAAGGAATGTCGTAATAGGTTGAAACTCTAAATCCGACTTCACTACCCTTAACACCACGAACACCGTTCACTGTTGGAACGATTTCTTTTCTATCCATAAAGCGTTCTTGGGCTTGTAGAAGGTCAGAAAGTGTTTGTAGAGTATCATATCCAGTTAGAATAACCTTTGGTGAACCGCCAGCAATTCGCAAGTCACGAATCATACTGTTAAGAACAGTAAGAGTCAATTGACGAGCAGCAGTAGAAGCATAAGTAGCACCAAAAGAAACAGCCGAATCAAGGAAAGACCCAGCATCACGGTCTGAACCGTAAATGTGGCTTAATGCTGTTCCGTCTGCATTATCAACAAGGGTTGCTGTTTCCATAGCCTCTAATTCAGCAGTAGAAGTAATAACCTTGTATAGAGAAGTATAATTTCTATCAATGTTAGCAACAGTAGTTGTAGCAACTGCGGCACCTGCATCATAGTTTTCCAAAGGCATAACAAGCATAGCATTTTGCACTTCAGCGTGATGCTTACCCATGTCTTCTCTCAATTGCGCTCTAATATCACCGATACCGTCGTCAATTTGAGCCATTTCCATAGCCAACTCGCTGAAATCAAATTGATGTGCAATGATTTTAGGGCTTGTAAATAGTGTAGTGTAAGTTGGGGCAATTGGGCCAAGTCCATCGTTTGCGGTATTCAAAGCAGCATTCTCAGGAACACCACCAATCAAATCTGCTCTAAGAGTAGATGCACCAAGAGTAGTCAAAGTAGAATCACCAGTAACTCCAATATCAAGGAAATTACCACTACCACCAGCAGGTCGCTCGGAAAGAACTCTCCAACCACTAGAAGTATAAGGTCGCTTTGAAATGATAGATAGTGCATTACACTCTCTATTTAGCATAGACCAAACTTTTTGACCGTAGATTTGATTGTAAAGATTACCTGCAATTCCGGTAATTGGGTTTGTTTGGGTTGCTGCGTCGTGTGCTGCATGAAGTCCAGAAAGACCTCCTGCGGCCTTTAGCAAAGAATTGCCAAAAGTGCCTACTGCGCCTGTTCCGTATGTCTGTGCTTCTAAATCTGCAATTGTATTAATGTAACTCATCTTAAACGCCTCCTACCATTTTATGAATGTCAGACCAATTCATCTCGGCCAATTCATCCATACTTGGGAGTGTAACTACTGATTCTTGTTGAGCCTTAAGGATTGTTTCCTTCTCAGCCGTCAAAGACTTTCGCAATTGAGTGAACTCTTGCTTCATAGAAGCAATTTCTGCTTGTGCATCATATTGAGACTTTGATAGAATGTTCTCTCGGTTTGAAACTTCATTCTTAAATCGGTTTGCAAAAGACTTTTGAAGGTTGTCGTAAGCCAACTTTTCAAGTTGTTCTTGACGGAAAGCACCGTAAGCCTTTTCAATGTTACCAACAGACAAATCAAGAGTCTCAAGGTCATTGTTATCAAATGCCTTAACTACTGGTAAATCGGAAGCCTTTGGCTTTCCATTCACAATAACCACACGGTCAGCAGGTTCGCCAATTTCGACACCTGCACCATCTAGAGTAGAAAGAAGGGCTTTGGCTTCATCATCCATGTATTCACCCTTTTCTTCTTCTTCAAGGTTCATCTTTTCTTCTTCTTCCTCTCCCATCATAGCCATTCCCTTTTCTTCTTCGGGCATAGCCATCTGTTCATCTTCTTCCTTACGGAGAGTATTAACTTCTGCCATAAGTGCGTCTAATTCTGCTAGTGCTTTTTCAATTTTACTCATTTTTTTCACCTTATTTGTTGTTTTGTCCTGTTTTAGAATATCAAATCTTGCTTCGGGGTTTATTCCTTTTTCACATATAGTTACTTCGTGCAGTTCTAATTTACTAATTTCATTGTATTGTCCTAATTCTTGGTGGTCTTTTTTTACTTTTTCTAGTGCTTGGCCTCCAATGCTAAAACTTCTCAATGAACCTTTTCTAATGCCTCTATTAATTTCTTTGGCTTTTTCTATATCATCTCTTAATTTAATTACTACAAAAAATCCTACATCATCTACTTCTGTTTTCCAAAGTTTTCCTGTTTTATCTCTGTATGATTTTACAACTTCCCCTACTTGAACATTAGAATGATTAGTCATTACATTTCTAAATTTAGGGTTCTCCATGTATTTGTTTGTTGCGTCTTTAAGTGCTTTGAGTGTAATGAGGTCATTCTGTTTATCAACGATTTCAATAGAAGCATAACCACCAATCATTAAATCGTCGCTTTTGAGAATCCTGAACTCGTTGGTTCTGTTTGACATTACCGCCGAACTCATTCTTCCTCAACCCTTTCTTGGTTCAACCACTATATAAAGAACACTACTTTTTATTGGGTAGGGGTAATTTATTGTATCTATCTGTATAGATATTCCACTTCCCTTCATCCGAATCATCATCAGCAGGTTGCTGTTTGAAGCCTGTCCAAGCCAACCACATTGTTTTTCCTTTGACTGGTATGACTCTAAAGTGCATTTTAGTTTCAAACTTATTGCCTTCTAAGAAATACTCATGGTAGCCATCTTTTTGAACACCTAATTCAATTTTACCAGAATCTACCACTTTACCTCTTTCAAGGTTCTTTGAAACTTCTGCTGGGTATTTACCAGCCGCACCAAACAAATCAAAGAGTTCCTTTTGGTCGTCTAATTCAATAGTCCAAAACATAGTTTCTTTATTTAACTTAATGGCTAAAGTTAAGTTATCATCTTCTCTAGAGTATAACTTGAATTGACCTTCTCTTAGTTCTTTAGGGGTTTTATATGCTTTAAGCATAGCATACTTATCCGAAAAGCCCGAACCAAAAGAAATG